AAGAGGCTTTTGTCTAGCACCCGTAACTATCACATTATCTGCGGATAGAAAGTTAGGGACACCATCACCTCTATCACCTCTCATTATATGTTCACGTAGAAAAGATTCTGGATTACTAATACGAATCCACTTTTTAAGCATAGGTGAATATTGTTCTACATTTACATACTTTTGTAACTGAGCAAAATCTTTATCACCAGATATTATAAGTATCTTAATATCATCTTCTGCTTTGAGCGTTTTACCAAAACGATTAGCCAGTGTTCCTATAATATCATCTGCTTCTGCTCTATCTATCTGAATAACTTTATAAGGAAAAGTTTCTTTGAGTTCATCACGTATTTTATTGAGAATACTGAATATGTGATTCCAATCTAATGGCGATGTTTCTCTATCAGCTTTTCTGTGTGCTTTGTAATATGGAAAAATGTCTTTACGCCAGTAATTCTTATCATCACAAGCGATTATCATTTCTCCATATTCTTCTCCAAATTTAACATTGTACATACGAATAGAGTTTAGAATCATATGTCTTATGAAACTCTCTTCTATCTCGTCATTGTTTTTTTGGAGTTGTATCATCAAGTTACTAATCATAACTTGATTTAAGTCCAAAAGTATCATTATATACTCTCTATTTAATTTATCTAACTATATTTATATCACACTTTAGAAGAACTTGTCAAGACTCGCACCATCATACTTTTGCTTATTAAGTTCAGTTTCTTTTGACAAATCGAATGGCATTATATTCGTCTGATTATACGAACTCTCTCCTGGCTTTTTAATTTTCCACATCAAATCTTTTTCTTTAGGATAATCTAAGTTCCAAGTAACAGTTGAGTTTTTAAGATACTTTCTATCTTTTTTAGACATAGGAAAAATATATCTAAACTGTCTACCTTTGACTCTAGATATATTCATCTCTTTTAATTGTTCTGGATTAGGACGCATACCATACTTTCTGTTCTTAGTATTTGGTATAACACCTTGCATTGTTCTTGGGTGTATCTTTTCACCTTTGTCAGTTACATAGGTATCAGTTTGATTCCATCCACCATAAAGAAAATTAGAACCTTGATACACATAACCAACTTTACCAACGATACCATCAGCCCATGTGAATAGATATTTTATATCTGTATTTTCTTTCAACCATCTAACAGAATGTTTAAGCATTTGAGACTCAGAGTTACGAGGCATAGAATCGTCCATACACATTTTACCTATTTCAAAGTAATCTTTAGTATCTAAGTCTGGGAATAAAACTTGAATAGTATGTTTAGGGCGTGTACCCCAACCAAAAGTTATCACACCTTGTAGTTCATTATCTACAAATACACCCATGTAATGCTTAGTTAGTTTGGGCATTATAGGTGAATAGTGTCTACTTTGTATAAAAGCTTTTGCTCTGTCTTTGTTTATTTCACTGAGTATCATATTAAGGTGGTGGTAGTTTCTCGTTCTTTCTTTTCTTTAGTTCATCATAATAAGCAACACGTTTTTCAAGCCATTGTACGACTTCTTTGTTTGTTTGCTTATTATCTCTATTGGTATTAAGTTCTCTTTTTAGTACGGCCGCAGTTTGCATGTCTATACTATTCATCTTCCTTCTTTCCAAAATCGAGTGACATTTGTTCATCATCACCGAGTTCTTCCATACCAGTGAGTTCGACACTTTCATCAATGTGATCTTGAAAGTGGTGATGTAGTCCCATGTTGCGATAGAGTGATGAACGGATTGTTTCTACAGTAAAAGCAAAATCTTTCATGAACTCTTCTTTATCAATATTAAAACCTGATAAAGCAATGTTTGCTAAAAGACTACTACTGTGTTGATCTACAACATTGTTAACATATATTTCTTTGTTCTTCTCTATACTCTTTTTTAAATCTGATAGAGTCTCTTGTTCAGGAGGAACATAATCATTTGGAAATTTAACAATATTGCTCATGTCTTATTTATTTTTATTGGACCTACACCATCATAGACAGTTCGAAAACTTATCTTTTTTTCTTGGTCCGCACCATAGAATAAATCTAAGTACACACCAGTTCGTAGATATGTATTGAGATTACGTATATAACCCTCAATCTCCATAAGTCGTGACAAAGCACCTTTGCTATTTGCTCGGACATTTTTCTTTAGTCCTGGTAACATAGCTTTGTTATATACCAACCAAGCTTTTACATTTTTATAGCATAGTGGGTGTTCATCAGCTTTCGCCAGAACATCTGGGTGTATGTGTGACAATTTAGGCGGGTTCTTTTTCATTCTCTCCGCTCTAGCTTTTGCTAGTCTCTCACCAGCCGCTTTACGGGCTTCTGCGGACATTCTACGTCTTCTTACCATGTGCAACCTCCATCATGACAAATTATTAATACTACGTATCCGATAGCAAATATCGAAAACAAACTTACTGCGTCTAATAGTGTTTCTGCCACTTTTATCATATATTTTTTCATTTTACCTCTCTCAATCAAATGGGAACGGGCCCCATTCACCGTTTTCATCTGCCCGATCTATTTGGGCTTGAATTTTACCAATCTCTACTGCGAGAACGTGTAAACCTTTTGCAGTGTTTTCTTGCAACAGGAGTTTCATAGCTTCTTTAAGCTTTTTTTGAAGTTCACGTAATTCTTTATTTACTATCATATTCTCTCTCCATCTTCATCAATGATACCAAGTTCGAATGCTTTAGAGTAACCTCCGTTGTCACTGACAATCTTGTCAGTAATGGCCGCACTCAAATAAGATTCAAAGTAATCGGCGGTTTTTGGAAACCTATCAACTAGCTTTGTAGCTAGAGTTTGTAGTTGCTTGTCAGACATACCAATGAGTATGTCTATTGCATTCGAATAATCAAAGATATCTATATCGTTCATATTAACCTCTCTTAATAATCTAATTCAACTGTCGTAATCGAAACTAATTCATCAGCAGTGTGTCCTGCTTTCTCATAACTAGCAATCGCATTTGCTTCTGACTCTTTTGCAGTGTCGCCGTCAGCACCGGCAAAAGAAGAACTAACTATGAACTTGTCACCGTCTTTGGTGGTGGTGATATGTTCAATTGAAGTTGCGAAGAATGTTGTCATATTTTTTTCTCTCTCTTTGTTATTAACGAATCACTTACACTATTATAATAGCATACTGACAAATTAAGTCAAGCACTTTTTTGTGAGTGCTATCCAGTCTAACCACTGGGCTTGCATTTCAAAGAAAATCTTTCTAGCATCATCATCATTATCAAAACCGACTTCAGTAGCGAAGTCCATTCCGCTACAAAAGAAAATGTTTCTCATGTGTAAATCTATTTTATTTCTATTGATTACTTTGTGCAACTCACGGGCAGTTTTTGCAGTGCCGACTAAATTACCAGCACCGATATAAACACCGATTGTTTTGTCACTGAGCGTATCTATAAAAACTGAATCTGTCATATTTTCTCACTTTCTTAACGAATCATCTTATACTATTATAGTATCAGGTTGCGAGAATATGTCAACAGTTAATGTAGATATTTACTTAAATTATTTCCTGATTTGCCTACTCTGTCACGATTTTCTAATATCAGCGACACGACTCTATTATAATCATCTTCTTTAAGATGAGTTTTGTACATCATCATAGCTTGAGCCATCATGACACCTGCGAGAGCCATAGGATTACAACCCTCTTCCATTTTATCCATTACAAGTTGTAGAACATCTCTAAAGACATCATCTACATCATCTTCGGGTATATCGTCCCAATCATCTCTCATCTTCTCACCTTACATCTAGGACAGAAATTTGCACTGTCTAGTTCTGAACCACAATATGTACAATATGATGCAGTAAATACAAAGAACATCATTTTAATCCTCCATCTGATTTAGATAAAAGCAAATCTATTTTCGCTTCAATTCTATTTAGATGTCGAACTACATCTCTCATATCAATTGTCACAGAATTTGTAGGTTTGGGTATACCGAACTCTTCTGAAATATTTCTACCTCCAGCTCCAGCACTTATACCCACAACCTGTTCTTCAATAGGTTTTTCTTTCTTATCTTCCTGCCTAAGTTTCCAACCTATCCAATCATACCATCTCTCAGGTTCCTTGTTCAACATTCTGCTCCTGCATTTTCTTTAAATGTAAAAGTCCATTAAGCATACCTGTCCATTCATTTGAACGAATATCCCAGTTATAGAAGTTATCACACCAGTTTTTACCAAATACTAGTTTTCTTGTCATATCTTCTTCTTTGATATTATCGATGGCACCTTTCATAAAGTTTGCAAAAACATTAGCATGAAATTGTACACCCTCATTCCAATTATACATCGTAGCAAATCCACCGGTAGTTTCTGGTAAAGCACCTAAGTTAGGACATACTATCTGAACGCCAGCTGACATCGCTTCTATAGCAGATATACAAGATGTTTCTATCCATGTGCTAGGATATGCAAAGATATGTGCATTAGCTAAAGCTTTTCTCACAACATCGTTTGGTTGAAAACCATGATAAGTCATACCATCATGCTTTTTGATTTCTTCAAATATATCTTTGAATGGTTCATCTCTTTGTGGCCAACCATAAGCTTCAAAAGAAGAATATACATCAAAATGTATTTTATCTTTATAACCATTTTCCCACAAAGCTTTTATTGCCGCTACTGCAATATTTAAACCTCTATGAGGTGTTGTATGATAGATGATACGAATTACATCATTATCTTTCTTAAATGAACCATCTTTATTATATTCAAGTGATATAGGATCAATGGCATTTTTAAGAACAAAAGTTTCACTAAAAGGTATATTATAACCCATTTGAAATGTGGTTTGTTGCCAATGTGATACAAAGACTAAACGAGCAAATCTCTTTCTTTTCTCTGCATCTTTTAAATGTTCATTTTCTGGATCATTCCATAAATCATGTAACCAAAGAACATTTGGTTTATCTTCTGATACTGTTCGAACTCTAGATTTAATTATGTTAAATTGCTCTAACAAACTATTATCAACTCTTTCAGTTAATGCTTTTGTCATAAGTTCAGTTCCACCAAATGCTTGATAGTAAGTACCATCTTCTTTCATTTGTCCTTTTTCACCATCTTTTGCGACAGTTTTCAAGGAAAACTCATCTGGATTTTCAGTTGCTTGTGCTTCAGCCATTATTAACTCCTATTAATGAATCCCAACGAAAAGAACGCCAATCTTTCTTTTCTGTGTCATATACTGCAAGATACTCTTTAAGTATCTCTCTTTCTACATTTGCTTTAGGTCCTAACGGATCTCTATTAGCACCAACATAACCATGAATATCTTCGCTCAATGTAGCTTTCATTCTACGTGTAGTGCCATCTTTTTTTGTGAAATTTATAGTTAGAACACCCTCTTCAAGCTGTTCTATAATTCTTTGTTTTTCTATATCTTTCATAATATCAGTATCAAACTCCATGCTTTGCATATTATAATTATTCATTGTATTACCTCCATTCCACCAGCGACATGCCAGTTTCTCCATAATGCTTTCACTTTTCTATTATACTTAGTCGTCCACTCACAGAGGGCTTTATACTCATGCTCTCTCCATTTAGTATAAGGTGAAAAAGTAGGTTTATCTAGTTCAGCACCTTTTCTAAATTTCAAAACATTCCAGTCAGCTATCTCATCAAATCTAAGAATAGTTCCTGGTTTTATGTTATCATTGAGTAAGTTTAATGAAAATATAGTAGATGAATAAACATCACAATCTATATTAACAAAACTTAGTTTATTATTTTTAAGAATATTTTCTTTGAATACTGGCAAAGTATCTTGAAATAATCCTTTGTGTATTTGCACATTACTTTCAAATGTAGGAATTTCAGTAGCAAAAGTTTTCATATTTTTTCTTTTACCGCCTAAGTCCCA